GATAAAGATGAGGATGATGCATTATCATACTTTGCGAAACTCGCAGAAGAATAATTCTAGAGGAGGTCAAACGACCTCCTTTTTTTATGGCAATGTTATATTTGTATTTTCGGTTCTTATCGTATTTTCGTCTAAGTATTCTGATGATTTTGAATATACCATTAAAGTTTTCATATCATCTATAAATTGATTTAAATATTCTTTTCTTTAACTCTTTATTAGCTACAATGTCTTGAGGTTTTATGACGTTAGTAGCTCCTTTAGGAGCTTTAACTGATATTTCTGAATCATTGACTTTAAAGTCCCACAATCCCTCACTTACACTTGTAGGAATAAAAACTTTAGATGTTTTAGGAAAAACATCAGGATGATTTGTCATCAAATAAATTGGACCTAAATTTTCAGCCCAATACACTAGCATTTTTTTATAGTGTTGCTCTGCCCTATCTCCCCAATTCTTAAAAAACTCTCTCATCTGACTTGGATTATTACCACCAAAAGATGTTTTTCCATTCATATTATCTATAGTCCATTTCAAATAAGAAGGAATATTAGGACCTTGGGGACCAATTTGAGATATTTCAACAGCTTGAGAATCTACAGCTTTTTTTAATGCATTTTTATAAGCATCCAATCCACTATAAGTACCTCCCATACCTAAATCACTAGGTTTGAATTCATATAAACCTGATTGCTGTCTAGGCATATCTATACACTTTTTAAATATTTAGAGATCACCCTCTTTTCTATTCTCTGAATGATGTACATCAAACTCACCACCAGGATAACGTGCTTTAAGTTTGTCTACATTCATCTCAATGATTTCATCAAAGGAAGTATCAAGTGCCATACATGCCTGTGCAATGTACCAACAGATGTCACCCAATTCTCTCTTCATATGAAAGACATTATCTTCATTGTATGGTTTACCTTGTAGAATAATCTTCTTTACTACCTCAGTAAACTCCCCAGACTCAGCAGTCAATCCAAGTGCAGCAGTTAATAACTGAGGAACATTACAATCATCCTCCAATTCTAAGTTATTCATTCTACTGACTAGTGATGCATAATGAAGACTTTCATTACTAGTAACACCTTCTACAAACTCAAGGTATTTTTCTGTGTCAACTGCCATTAGAAATTAAACCCCTCAAATGATTTTTTTACTTTTTCTTCCTTAGCATTATAATCCTCTGCCTTTCCATTGTCAACTATATCTACTTGTGCAGATTGCTCACAATCATATAATCTCATCTTTGCTCTATCAATACCTATCACAAAACGTTTTCTGATTGTAGGATCATTATATCTATTCTTCAACTGCTTAACCATTATCTGATTCATACCTTCCAACTCCTCAGTAGATATGAGAGCGAACATAAGATCAGCAGTAGCAGGAAGTCCGAAGGACTCTGACGTGTCAGTAAGCTCAACATCACTACTCCCATAACCACTACGAGTAGTTTGAGTAGCACTGACAATTGGTAAGTTAGTTTCCACAGCCAACCCCCTAAGCTCCTCTGCAATCGCCTTAATATAGGAATACGAATTAACATTACCATTTGCTCTGTACCTTGAAGATGCACATATGTTTAAGTAATCTATGAATATTATATCAGGTATAAAAGATTTCTTCAATGCCAACTCTTGTAATAATGATTTAAAGTGTCCTGAATGTGCAGAAGCAGTAGGATATTCTTTAATGATAAGAGTTCCTTGTGTCTTCTTACTAAGATTTTCTACCTTTGTATTAAACATAGGTTTAGGTAGATCTGTTATATCTTGTATATTGATATTAAGTAAGTTAGCATCAATCCTCTCCGCAATCTTTTCCTCTGCCATCTCAAGAGTGATGTAGAGAACATTTTTTCCCTCGATGAGAGCACCGCTAGCCACATGACACATGAATAAAGACTTTCCAACCCCTGTGCCAGCCAGAGCAATGTTGAGAGTTTTATTTGGTAAACCCCCTTTCGTAATTTTATTAAAGTGTTCCAGATCAAAGGGTATGCGATCTTCTTTCTTGTGGTATGATTCAAACCTTGCTTCATAGTCTTGTAGGTAGTCATGCCCTATATGATTATCAAAAGAAACAGCTAAAGCATCAGATAAAATAGAAGGAATACGATCCCTATTGACCTTTTCATCTTTATCATCAGCAATATGAATTGATTCCATCAATGCTAAGTATATAGCACGATCCCTACACCATTTTTCAGTAGAATCTATTAACCATTCTATCTCACCCATCTCATTATCAAGAGATGAAATTATATCAGTTATTTCTTTAAAAGAAGTATCATTAATATCACTACGTTTCTCTACTTCAATGTAGAGTATTTCTTTACTTGCTAATTTACCATATTTTTGTAGAAAAGAACTTATCTCTTGATATATAATCTTTTGATTTTGCTCTTCAAAGTATTCATCCTTAATGAATGGAATTACTTTTCTAGCATACTCTTCATTATATAATAAGTTTCTGAGAATTAATAATTCAATTCTCTCCATAACTAAATTCCTTTTGTGCTATTTCATCAAGGGCTTGCATTACTTCGTCAGTAAAGTAGGTGTCTGGTTCAGAAAGGATCTGTTTTGCGTATATCTTTTTGCCTCCAATCTCATATCTTCCTGCGACATTCTTCCAGAGTCCCCCAATCTCACCCAGTTCCAATAAACCATAGTAACGGTCAAGACCACGAGAATCATAAAAGAGACGTATTTCAACAGTCTTATTCTCCTTACTTAAACGTGATTTGTGAGTCTTTGCTTTGATAATGTTTCCAATGACTTCTTTACCATCTTTCTCTTTTTTCTTGCTAAGATATATGATTGTACTTGCTGCGTACTTGAGGCCAGAACCTCCTCCCATTTCTTTTGTAGGGACATAAGAACCGATGACATCATAGGTATGATTGGTAACTATAAGTGGAATGTTTGCTTGACCAAGTTTCAAAGTGAGCATTCTAAAAGCACCTTTCACAAGTTGGGATTTGGTCATGTCCCTCACCTGCTTATCATCTAGTGCATCCCTAATCTCTTTCTCTGTGGAAAGCATTCCCAAAGAGTCTAACACAAACATACAAGGTTTGCGTTCATCTGCGTCCTTTTTAAGATATATATCTACTGCCTTAAGTGCCTTTCCTCTAAACTCTTCTATAGTTACTACATTAACTACAACAACTCTCTTTAAAGCTTGAATACTTAACCTAGACTCAAGTAATCCCTTATTAACTGCAGCCTCAGTATCAAAGTAAATACAATAACCATCGGGATTAGAATCAAGGAAATTCTTGACAACAGCGAGAGAGAAAAAAGTTTTCCCTGTACTACTTTCACCAGCAATAGCGGTAATCTTGTTACCAGATACGCCACCAAATATAGAACCTGAAACGAGTCCGTTAAAAATGTACGAACCTGTATCCACAAATCTTTCAGTTTCTGAAATATCTGATGCAAGTTGAGTGTAGTCATCGCCTATCTCTTTTACAATGTCTTTTAAAAAATCCATACAATCAACCAAAAAATAATTCCAAATTAACAGTTTTCTCTACATTCCACCCAATAGCATCAAGAATGATCTTTAGTGGTTCTAAGAATGACTTCTCAAATTGTAGATCATAATCTATATACTTGTCAAGTCCCAATTCCATTGGGAAATCCTGAATGAATGATATAACATTTTCATGAATAATATTAGGTTTCTTTAAATAGCAGAATTTAATCTTCTCACCATTCTGGATGAGTGAATATTTATTATTCAAATTATTCTTCTCTATATAATAATTGAAAAGAAGAGCACCTCTTGCATGAATAGGAGTTCCTTTAGTATAGATTGTAGAGTGTGCTTTATACTTCTGAACATCTGATACTGTTCTAGGAAAAGCAATCTCTTCTGGAGGAAGAGACTTAAATTCCTTTCTAGCATCATCAATAAATTTAATAACATCTTCTTCTGTTCCACTCATCATTATCTTCAGACCATCCTTAATCATTTGTCTACAAGGTGCAGGTGTGGAAGACTTAACTGCTTCAATACCCATCATCTTTAATTTAGGTTCTTCATATCTTACACCTTCACTATCCCATACATTTAAAATGTATCTCTTCTTGGCAGTCCATATACCCCTTTCAGCAATGTTCTCCCTCTTCATAAACATCTTCTGCTCATAGGCATTTAAATACCTGGCCAACGCTTCATAAGCACCTTCAATAAAAGGCTCAAATTCATTCTCACACACCTTGTTAAGGAACCCAACAACATTCTTATTAGTTTTCTCTCGTCCTTCGTATATACGGTCAACCAAAGGACCCAAATTAAGGTAGATGGAATCAGTATCCGAAGCAATAACATAATCAACCTCCTGTGTTTTTAAGATCTTATTGATCTTTTGATTCATTTTATTCTCTATCCAACGTATGGATACTTGTCCACTTAAGGTAATGGCTTCAGCATTAGCCAATTTGTAATATCGAAAATACTGATTCCCAATAGCACCATAAGCACTGTTAAGAGATATCTTCTTTGCCATTTGAATATTATTACATCTAGCAATTTCCTTCTCAAGGGATTTGGATGGTGTTTTTTCATACTGCTGTTTTGCTTGTAACATTCTCTTCTTGAAGATGACCCTCTCACTGTACATCTTGTCCATAAGTTCAGGAAGGAACCCACGTACATCCTTCCTATATTGCGCTCCATTCGCACAAACTGCATAATCTCCATCAATCTCAACCTCCTCATTTAAGAACCCTTCAACGCTCGCACTGGAATGTCTAGTTTCCCTGAGGGTCTCTGGGGAAATGTTATATTGCATAATAAGGTGAGGATACAGACTATTGAGATCAAAACTGACCACCCAATCATACTTTCCTGGTTTCGGTTCCTTGACATAAGCACCTGCATATTTGTCGTCTTTTTTAGATCTTTCTTTAGGAGGAATAACAATATCCCTCTTCTTTAGATAATTATAAATGATATTATCCCACATTCTAACCTGAAAGAACACATCATCAAAGTTAACCTTGGCATCATATGCCATAGTAAGAGCAAGTTCAATCAGTTTCATCTTGTCTTCCAGACGGTCAACAAGTTCCACGTCAATTATATTATACTCTACAAACTTCTGCCACCCCTTTGTGTAGAAATCTTTAAATGTATCAAACTCAGAGTGATCTAACTTCTGCTGACCCAGTTCCACCTTAGCAATATGATCTAGTCTATAGGATTCCTGATTAGTATAAGTAAACTTCTTATACAGATCCAAATAATCTAATTGAGCAACTCCTGCCACATCATAATAGAGTTTCTTTTGACCCATAATATGATAAAAATTCTCAGTATTTTTTCTCCAAGGAGATAATTTTCTCATCTCCCTTTCACCCAATATCTTTATCAATCTTCCAGTTAAATATGGAATATCATAAAGTTTTACATTCCATCCAGTTACTACATCAGGTGTATTATTACTCCAATAATCAATAAACCTACTCAATAATATTTGCTCTGTTCTACACTCAATATACTTAACATTCTTCTGCTTGTTAACAAATGGATTAACACCCCAAGTTATAATCTCCTTAGTATTATAATCTTGAATTGATATAAGAAGTATTTCTTCTGCAGCAGCTTCAGGATCAGGAAAACCATTCTCAGATTTAACCTCAATATCAAGAGTGACTAATCTAATCTTAGACATATCAAACTTAATCTCATCCTCAGGATACTTATCAGAAATATATTGAGAGACATATCTATCATTACCATATGTTTTAAAATTCTCTATATCCTTATATCTCTCATAGTGCTCTCTACAATCACGAACAAAACCAGGTTGAATAGGTGCTACACACTCTCCTTCTAAAGTTTTATATTTAAATTTTTTTGCAGGGTCAGGAAGAAATAATGTAGGTCTATACTCTGAATCCCTACTCTCAAATCTTTTACCATTTTCATAACCACGAACTAGGAAAGTGTTTCCAAATAATTGAACATTAGTATAGAATCTCATTTAATCAAGTTTTGATATTTCTCTAAAAGAGTTGGTTTAGCTTCAACTAATGTAAGTATCTTATCAGAACACATCATAAATTCATTATCATTCGTAATATCTATCAACCAAGGAGATAAAATATCATTCTCTTTCAATATGAAAGGTTCTATTAACTTACAATTTGGATCTCCAATATCAAGAGGAGCCACCTCCTCAATCTGACTTATCAAAATCTGATTATTAATCAAAACTAAAACTTTAACTTCCATCTTTAAATAACTCCTTTTATAATTTTAACAATAAAATAGATAACAGTCAACCTCCATGCATAGTATCAAAAGTATTTTGAAACTCATTATTAGTTAAGAAGTCAAGGTAAACATACCATATCTCTTGAGTACATTCATGCTTATTAACAGCATCATACATTCTATCAATATTATTATGATGAGGCATGATAGGATACTTGTTACAATAATCAGGTACAACAAATGACATTAATAATGATCCTCTAGTCCTTCTACTGGTGTAACTTTCCAATCTTTACCATAATATTTCTCTAGCTGATTATGGTGGGGAGCACGGTCAAGTTGCTCCTGAGTGAATGTAATCTTAGGTGGAGGTGGTGGTGGAAACAACTCCATTTGTATTCCATCTGCTTCCCAAAACCATTCTTCTGGATCTTCACCCTTCATATGAGTAAACCCATAAAAAGAACCATCATCCCTTATATACAAGAAATGATGGTCATGTGGATTGAGTAACCACATCTGACGTATTTTGTCTGTGGTTTTATACCCTATTTCTTCCTTAGTGAGTTTCTTAACTCCCTGTGATTTCATAGACCTTTCTCTTCTGATGCTCTGGTACTATCTTAGTTAGTCTAACAGTAAGTAAACCATCTGTAAAGGTAACTTCATCTACCTCAACATCATCTGATAAAGTCCATGATCTATTAAATGCTCTTGCAGCTAATCCCCTGTGAAGATATTCATCAGTGGTAGATTCTTCTTGTTTTGCTTCTACTGTAAGTTTATTATATTCAGTAGTTACTTCTACATCCTCTTTCTTGAATCCTGCTACTGCTAATTCCAACCTGAATCTTGTATCACTTTCCTTAACAAGATTATAGGGTGGGTAATTAACCTTTGAAGTCTCAAAAGCATTGTCAAGCCTGGTAATCCAGTCTTCTAAACCTATTGTGTTCCTGTGTATTGAATCTAAGTATTTGGCTGTCTCAGGAACTG